GCTCCACCTATTCTTCACGTTGGATGAATAGGAATCCACACTCGTCTGGAAGTCAGTGCCCTTATTTAGCAAACTGCTAAAGACAGGGAGTACTCCTGAATCCACATCAGAGAAGAGTGTGGGAAGCAGACCACTAGGTCTCCTCTCCCACGCCCCAACTCCGCATAGAAGTTCAGAAGTCCAAGCGCTACCAGAACGTGGTTTGGATTCTGGAAGAGAGCAATCCCTTCTAAAATCCGCTCTACGATCCGATAGCGCCCTTCGTCCGAAAGCAAGGAGCATAGCCCCTCGCAAGTCGGCGACACTGTCACTCCGGTGCCGAGCGACGATAGCAGGAGACTTAGTCCTCCAGCCACACCTCTCGGGAGCCCAACGTAGGTTAGTGTCAAAAGACACTGAAGCCCACGATAAGCTTCCGATGGGTCTAGTGGTTCGAGGAAGACGTTTCCCATATCGAAGTTCGACAGAGTCTCGAATGTATTGGCTTGCATGCCAAAGTCCTTTCAAATAAAATTGATTGGCCAATGACACGTAAGCGGACAACACTCGAGCATCACGAATGTTGTGGGACGATGTCCATTGGCGACAATACACTGGGGTTACATTAACTCCTTTGTAATAATCGCCACCACATGATTCCCGAAAGAAACCTGTGGTAAAGGACTTATCACGGTTGACTTTGAGGCCATAGGTCTCGAGGTCTTCCATGACGCCCACTGCCCACTCTGCTGGTACGATGATATCATCACCGTACACCGAGACATTAGCAGTTACCTCGGTTAGCAGTTTGAAGGACAGGCGTCTGCCCGACTGGCGAACAATACTACCGACAACGATAGTAAAGAACACCATCGCTTCAATTGGAAAGCACAAAGCACTTCCCATTGACGCGAACTTCTGTAAAGTTATTACAGATTTGTCAGGCATCTGTGCCCTAGTGGTCCTACAAGCCTGGATCATTCCAAGAAAAGTAGGACAGACTCCAAAAATATGCTTAACCAAATCATTACTGATAAGGTCAGAGGCATCTTTCAGGTCTATGGTAGCTAAACTACCATCAATAGAGCCAGAACGTGCCATCTCCTGATTTACCGTTTGATCGGTAAAGCGAATGGACTGAAACTTGAAACGATCAGATTCAAGATAGTCCATAAGCACCTTCGCTACACTTTGCTGCATTAGCATCATGTAGCTAGGTTCTACGGAGATAGTACGTGGCGTCTTTAGTGTTTTGGGAACTTGAACGACCCTAACGGGAAGTTCGTCGTCTACAGACCGATACCGAAGTCCCGCGAGGGTCTCGGTGTCGGATTCATCGTGGACGGCATGGTAAGCGGCGGGGAAGTATTCCTCAGCTCGCTCGGGCCATTCTGTGATCGAGTGGCGTTCATTGAACGCCAATCGTTCAGCAGTTGCCCCTGTCCCAAAGACTCCTGGCGAACAATATAGCTCTCCAGAAAGTTCTTCGAGGTCAGACCATAAGTAGCCAGCAACCCGATGCAAAAGCAAAGGGTCACGGCGATCCCAGCAAACACTCTCATCATTGGACTTGTACCTTTCATAAGCCGCACGAATGCGAGCGGATGAGCAAGGCATCTCAACCTTTTTGAAAAGGCGAGTGACTTGGCGTATAGCTGCGATAGCATCTATACAAGGACTGTCCTTTAATGAGCCATCCCGTTCGAATATGCGAATGAAGAAACCTCGGAGCAATCCGGGGAGACTTCCCCGCCTACGTTCTGGACGAAAGCCCGGAAACATAGACGGAGTGATTCGCCCCCTCGCTAGGCCCTGATCAAGGGCGTCGCAAAGGGAAGGGAGAGTAATCGTAAGAAAACTCATTCCCTCATGTTCGAAACGACTCCGAATCTCTTCGGAGTCTCTGTGTGTGGCAACGTTGACCTGCAGTCCCTCGTTAGAGAGGACCCGGTCTAGGAGCATGGTCGGTATTTTCATTCATCCCTCCTAGAGAGGTGTGTGAAAACCGTCCTATGTATAGAGCCCTGAGTCCCCCGGTCTCCCGGGGCTCAGTTCTCGCCGCCCAGAAGCCGCACAAACTGAGCGTTTGTGCCGGCTTGAACGTTGGCTGACAGCGCATTCCAAAGCGCAGTCAACTCAGCGTCACTGAAACCGACCTTGGGCTCATCAACGACGATAATAATGGAGGCAGAAACCTCCTTATTGGTCGCCGAGATGGGGTCCGCGGCAATTTTCCGCTGAGTGAGACGAATCTCACGGCGGAAACGGTTTGCAGTCTGGTTCTGGTGGACCGACATGGCAAGATTGCCATCGGCCGACTGGAAAGCACCGATACGAGTGGGTGCAGCACTGGGGACTCGCGGAAGCGAGACACCAGTACCACTCAGCGTAACGGCCTGCGGATCTGCATACATAGGAAACTCCATCTTTCAAGTGAGAAACCTGGTGATAAGCCAGGCAGTTTTGACGTTTCACAACGTCAAGGTAACCTTGAGAGACCTAAGGCTCCCAATATAGCCACCTGTTTGGGGCTGAGATCAGTTTGTTTCAGACCCCAACCGAAGGGACTAGCGGGCCATCTACACTTAAAAGATGACTCGTTAGTAACGCTGGCACTCACGCGGCGCGGATTTGTTCCGTTAGGCCCCGTGAAGAAGGATTGCGCAACCGTGGTCGTATTAGTCCACGTTTTGTGCTCCATGATGTAGGCATAATCACATATGAGATTATCCGCTACACCACCCGCTGTGGCGTCGATAAAATCACCTAATCCGGTGAAATAATCGGCTAACCAAGACCAAGGCATAGCGGCATATAGCTCACGAGGAGTTATCATGCCACCTTGGATCTTCCGCATAAGGTTCCTCTTCCACTGAACGGTCCTGGGACCGGGTGGAAGAAAGTAGCGCATCTGACCTTCTGCCCAAATCCTTGTGTTGAAACTCCCAACTCGTTGAATCACCCCAGCCGGCTTATCTGCATAAGCATAAGTCAGGAATGATGGTTTGAGAAGGGAATCCCAATTAGGGACTTCGGCATAAGTCGTACGCATGTCTCCGTCACTATCAGAATCAGAATTCTTTAAGTTGACGGACCTGCGGACAGGGCGACCAGCATCTCGGATCAGCTGTTCGAGCCGCTTCTGCCCAGAGTTCTGGGTATGAATGAATCCGGTAACGTCCCTTAAAAAGGACATCCATCCGAATTCGGCAGCAAGATAATACTGCCCGGCCTTGGAAAGTTCTGACCCCTTACGACCATTCGCTTGGCGATGGCCGTTGACTATGTCCACAAAGCCCTTTGAGGCGTTGCGGAACATGCCAGGGACGTCACGAAGTTCCCATAAAGCTGTCGCAAGGCTAAAATCAGGGAGGTCTGGACGAAGTTTCTTCCAGGCCTCAGCACCTCTGTCAAACAGCTGTGCTCTCTGATTATTCATAACATCGGGGTGGGTAAACCACCAAGGAACTTGATACGCATCGCCCTCGACAGAAGGCGAAACGTGAAAGCTCCCGATGTATGCGTGATGCTTATCTCCTTGGATGTGGACTTTACCACTACCAAGTTGATGAGTTTTCCGAACCTTGCGGGTAAAGAATGCACCCCCAGACCTATAATGTCCGTCCTTAAACGGGTTCGTCCTGGACATATATCCATAACGATACTCGCTACTGGGCTTCATATTGTAGGTTGGGCCGGCTTGACCGGTCTCACCGCTATAGTATCTCCCAATGGGATATTCTATATCGGTTTTGTAGGGCATTTATACCTCCAATTGTCCTTCGGGGAGGCGACCGTAGCTCGGCATCGCATGCTGGGTTATCAGTCCAACTACGAAGATCCTGCAGTCTACGACCACACATAAAGGTGGGGGCCGCGAGGCC